CAAAGTGGAATGTAATATGTCTGATTTAATCATATCTAAGAAGAATGAAATTTATTTAAAAGTTGAATGTGAATCTCACATAATGTATGAATTAAGTGATCAATTTACATTTGATGTTCCTGGTGCAAAGTTTATGCCTCAATTTAGAAGCAAGCACTGGGATGGAAAAATACGTCTATTTAACACCCAAACTGGGGAAATGTATATTGGATTATTAGATAAACTAATTTCATTTTGTGATAACCATAACTATAAGTTTGAATTTAAGGAAAACAAGTATTATGGTATTCCAGGAAAAATGGATGATTCCATTTCAATAGAAGGTGTAAGAGATTATATGAAGAGCATATGTTCTCATGAACCAAGAGATTATCAAATCCAAGGAGTTTATGATGCATTAAAATATCAACGTAAACTTTTACTATCTCCCACTGCATCAGGTAAATCTTTGATGATTTATTCAGTAGTCAGATACTTTGTGGAAAGAGGAATGAATGTTCTTCTTGTAGTGCCTACTACATCCCTTGTAGAGCAGATGTATAAGGACTTTGAGGACTATGGATGGAATGCTGAGGAATACTGTCACAAGGTCTATGGAGGCAGTGAGAGAGTCTCTAATAAGCATGTGACTATATCTACATGGCAATCTATCTACAAATTAGATAAGACTTATTTTAAAGACTTTAATGTGGTAATTGGTGATGAGGCTCATCAATTTAAATCCAAATCATTAATCTCCATTATGTCTAAACTACATGATGCTAAGTATAGGTTTGGATTTACTGGAACATTAGATGGTTCTCAAACCCACAAACTTGTTCTTGAAGGATTGTTTGGTCCTACTTACAAACTTATTAAAACTGATGAACTTATTAAACAAGGATATCTTTCAAAATTAAACATTAAAGTTCTTCTTCTAAAACATGATGCACAAAAGCTTAATGATTATGAGGAAGAAGTTCAATATTTAATTGCACATGAACAAAGAAATAAGTTTATTAAAAATCTAACATTAGATTTAAAAGGTAATACTTTGGTTTTGTTTAGTAGGGTTAGTACCCATGGTGAACCACTCTATGAACTTATAAATAAGGATAAGGGTGAACATAGAAAGGTCTTTTTCATTCATGGTGGAGTAGACACTGAGGAAAGAGAATTAGTTAGAAAAATTACAGAAGAAGAGTCTGATGCAATTATAGTTGCTTCTTATGGAACTTTTAGCACTGGCATTAATATTAGAAATTTGCATAATATTGTGTTTGCTTCTCCAAGTAAATCAAGAATAAGAAATTTACAATCAATAGGTAGAGTTTTAAGAAAAGGTAAAGAAAAAGTATCAGCTACTTTATATGATATTGCTGATGACATTACTACCAATAGTAAAAGAAATTATACTCTTAATCACTTAGTAGAAAGAATCAAAATCTATAATGAAGAAAACTTTGATTATGAAATCATAACAATTAATTTAAAAAAATAATGGAAGAAGAATTTTATGCTTCAATTAAATTAGTATCAGGTGAAGAAATATTTGCTATTGTATGTCCTACTGATGAAGAAGGAAGGACATTACTAATATTAGAAAATCCTGTTATTATTGATCCTATGGTATCCAGAAATGCTGGTATTGTTGGATATAAGGTAAGACCTTGGATGAAAATTCCTGATGATGATATCTATATTATTGATATGGATAAAATTATTACTATGACTGAAATTCATGATAAACAAATCATAGGAATCTATAAAAAATATATGAGTGATTCTTCCCAAGTCAACTTAGAAAAGTCTATGGGGTTCATCTCAAAGGTTGATGATGCCCGTAAGGTACTTGAAAAGATCTATAATAGTAATTAAGTCTATACCAATCCTTGAAACCTTACAGAGTTATTTTACTCAGATATATATAACTTGTCAACCACTTGGTATAGGTGGTATAATAAGAAGATCTAATCTTATTATGACTGGTAAATTTAATGCAAATATTAATGGCCAAAGGAAAAAAGAAGTCAGAGCACTACGTAAACAATAAGGACTTTTATCAGGCGCTGGTTGAGTACAATAAGAAAATTGAAGAGGCAAAGGCACAAGGTCTTCCTAAACCAAGGATTACTAACTATCTTGGAGATTGCTTCCTGCGTATTGCTAATCACTTAGCATACAAACCAAACTTTGTAAACTATATGTTTAAGGATGATATGATTTGTGATGGTATTGAGAATTGTGTTCAATACATTCATAACTTTGATACTGAAAGAACCAATCCATTTGCATACTTTACCCAGATTGTCTATTATGCCTTCCTAAGAAGGATTGCTAAGGAAAAGAAACAACTAGAAATTAAATCAAAGATTATTGAAAGATGTGGATATGATGAAGTATTCACTGCTGATGTATCCAGTATGGGAGAAAGTTATTCTGATATGAATGGTATTAAAGATGGTATTAATTATAGATTTCAATGAAAGTTGCTATCATTACTGATACTCATTACAACTTTAAAAAAGGAAATAAAGTTTTCCATGAGTATTTTGAAAAGTTTTACAAAGAAGTATTTTTTCCAACTCTAAGAAAGTACAAGATTGATACAGTCATCCATATGGGTGATATGTTTGATAATAGAAAATCTACTGATTATTGGAGTATTGATTGGACCAAAAGGGTTATTCTTGAACCTTTAAAAAAATATAAGGTTCATGTAATCTTAGGCAATCATGATATCTTTTATAAGAATACTACAAAACTCAACAGTCCTATGCTTCTGTTAAATGATTATAAGAACATCAAGGTGTACGATAAACCATCTACTGTACAAGTTGGTGGACAAGATCTATTCTTTATTCCTTGGATCACACCAGAGAGTGAGCAGGAAACTCTTGATTCAATCAGAAACACCCCTGCAAGGGTTGCTATGGGACATTTAGAACTAAGTGGGTTCTATGTTAATCAAAGCACTATACAGCAGCATGGAATGGATAAAGGAGCATTAAATAAATTTGATAAGGTATTCTCTGGACATTATCATATGAGAAATGATGATGGTAAAATCTTTTATCTTGGAAATCCTTACCAGTTGTATTGGTCTGATTATAATGATAAAAGAGGATTTACTATCTTTGATACAGAGACATATGAACTAACAAAGATTGATAATCCATATGAAATGTTTAAAATTTGTTACTATGATGAAGATAATGTAGAAGAAGATTTGTCTGCTTATGAAGGATGCATTGTAAAATTAATTGTGAAGAATAAAACTGATCATAAAAAATATGAAAAGTTTTTAGATAACCTTAATAAAGTTGAACCATATGAATTGAAAATTATTGAAAATATACAAATTAATTCTGACTTTGATGCTGATGAAGCAGTTGAAAATGAAGATACACTAACGCTGTTGAAGAGGTATGTTGATGAATCTGAAATTAAGTTAAATAAGAGTAGGATTAAGGATTTGATTCAATCCATCTATAAAGAGTCATTTCAATTACAATAATGTATATACTAACAGTTGCAGAATATGAGTCTGAAGGAGCATATGCAGTAGAGAACAAACACGGCGAAAGAATTCTTTATATTTTTGAGGAGGAAGATGATGCAGTCAGATACCTCAATATGTTAGAAGAACTTGATTACCCTGATATGCAAGTAACTGAGGTTGACTCCAAAGTTGCTTTTATGGCATGTGAGCATTTAAACTACCAATATGCTATAATTACCCAAGATGATATTGTGATTCCTCCTGATTATGCTGAAGTTCAAAATTCTAAAATTTAAAAACTTTCTATCATCTGGGAATCAATTTACAGAGATTGAATTAGATAAAGCAACATCTACCCTTATTGTTGGACATAATGGGTCTGGAAAGAGCACAATGTTAGATGCTTTGACCTTTGTATTGTTCAATAAACCTTTTAGAAAGATTAGTAAAACTCAATTAGTCAACAGTATTAATGAGAAAGAATGTGTTGTTGAGGTAGAGTTTAGTATAGGTAAAGATAATTGGAAGTTAATTAGGGGTATTAAACCTACTATATTTGAAGTTTATAAAAACAAAACACTATTAGATCAACTTGCTTCTGCTAATGATCAACAGAAATGGTTGGAGCAATCAGTATTAAAACTTAACTACAAGTCTTTCACTCAGATTGTAGTTCTTGGGTCATCAAACTTTGTGCCATTTATGCAACTGTCTTCCCAACACAGAAGAGAGGTTGTGGAAGATTTGCTTGATATTAAAGTATTTTCTTCTATGAATGATATTTCTAAGTTTAAGATTAGAGAGTTGAAAGATGAGATTAAAGAATATTCTTACAAAAAAGAAAATGTAGAAGATAAAATTGAATCACAAGAAAGTCTTATTAAAGAATTAGAAAAAAGAAACTCTGCTGATATAAAGGAAAAGGAAGAAAAGAAACTGTCTATTGAAACTACAGTAGATTGTTTGAATGTTGAAAATTTTAGTATTTTAAATTCTGTTGATATTAAACAAAAACAATTAGAAACTTATTCAAATTCTTCTAACAAATTAAAAAAACTTGAAAATCTAAAAGTAAAATTATTTCAGAAGGTATCCAATATTACAGAAGATCAAACTTTCTTTAAAGATAATGTGGTTTGCCCTACCTGTACGCAAAAACTTGATGAAAAATTTAGGTTAAATAAAATTGCAGACATAGATAAGAAATCAACAGAACTTAAGTCTGCTTGTGATGAACTTGAAGAAACTATTCAAGAAGAACAAAATAATGAATCTAAATTTTTAGAAATTACAAAGGAGATTACTAAACTTAATAATGAAATCAATATCAACAATACTAAATCTTCTGAACTTTCAAAACAGATCAGAAATTTACAAGAAGAAATTCAAGGACTTATCTCCAGAAATAAAAACACTGATACTGAATATGAAAAGTTAATTTCTTTAAAACAAAGTTTGGATGATATACAAACTGATATAGCAAGAAGAAAAGAAGAACTTTCAAACTATGAGTTCATCCATCTCTTATTAAAAGATGATGGAGCAAAAACAAAAATCATTAAAAAATATCTTCCAATTATTAATCACAACTTAAATAAGTTTCTTGAAATAATGGAGTTTCCTGTAAACTTTACGTTGGATGAAGAGTTTAATGAAAAGTCTTTTAATCCAATTTATGAAGACTTTTCTTATTCTTCTTTTAGTGAAGGTGAAAAGATGAGAATAGACTTGGCTCTATTGTTTACTTGGAGAGAAGTTGCCAAACTTAAAAACTCCATTAATACAAATCTATTAATCTTGGATGAAGTGTTTGATAGTTCTTTGGATGAATCTGGAACAGACTACTTCACCAAAATTATTAAGTACATTATTAGTGATTCTAATACATTTGTAATATCTCATAAAGTAGATGATTTGTTTGATAAATTTGATAGGACTATTAGGTTTCAAAAGCAAAAAGGATTTGGTGTTATGATTGACTGATCTTTGGTTCTTTGGTATGATTGATAAAAGTTACTATGACTTTCTTTACTATGTTTGGACCTGAGGACGAAAAAAATTTTAATGAGTTTACAGTAAAACACGATGAAATAACTGGTTTAATTGATGTTACAAAAACTCCTGTAAATATGCCTGAAAAAACAAATGCTAATGGTTTTTGGAAATATAATGAAGACAAAATTCTAAAACAACTTGAACAATATATTTCAGGTACTTATAGTCAACATTATGTAGATAGAACTGGTGGTGGAACAGAACAAACATTAGATAAAATTAAACACAATAGACGTGAAGGATTTTGTGCTGGTAACATTACTAAGTACACTGATCGTTATGATACCAAAGGAACACCTCGTGCAGACTTGTTTAAAGTTTTGCACTATACTATTCTCTTGATTAATCATCTTAATCTTGTTGAAAACAAATGAAACTAAAACCTCAAATTATGAAACTTTCTGAAAATACAATTAACATCCTGAAGAACTTTTCTTCTATCAATCAATCTATTCTTATTAAGGCAGGTTCTAAAATTAGAACTATTTCTGTAATGAAGAATATCTTTGCTGAGGCAGAAGTAGAGGAAGAGTTTCCAAAGGACATTGCAATCTATGATTTAAACCAATTCCTTGGTGGTCTAAGTCTTCACAAAGATCCAGATTTGGATTTTGGTAATGATTCTTACATCACAATTAAAGAAGGTAAGCGTAGGGTAAAATACTTTTATGCAGATCCTGAGGTGATTGTTTCTCCACCAGATAAGAATATGGACCTTCCTACACAGGATGTTTGTTTCCAATTGGATCATTCACAATTGAGTCAATTGCTCAAAGCATCTGGTGTATATGGACTTACTGATTTGTCTGTAATTGGAAGTGCTGGAGTTATTCGTTTGGTTGTAAGAGACAAGAATAATGATACATCTAATGAGTATTCACTTGTAGTTGGTGAAACTGATTTGGAGTTTGTTTTTAACTTTAAGGTTGAAAATGTTAAGATTGTTCCTGGTTCTTATGATGTTGTAATTTCTCAAAAGAATGTTGCAAAATTTACTAATGAAAAATATAATTTAGTTTACTTTGTTGCTTTGGAACCTGACTCAACCTTTGGTTGATTTTATTATAAACTTGATTGGTTTTAATTATGCGTGATGAATTCTTGTGGGTAGAAAAGTATCGCCCAAAGAAAATTGAAGATTGTATTCTGACAGAAAACATTAAGAAAACTTTTAATGATTTTCTAACTAAGGGAGAAATTCCAAACTTGCTTCTTTGTGGTCCTCCAGGAGTTGGAAAGACCACAGTGGCAAAGGCATTGTGTAATGAATTGGGAGTAGATTTTTATGTCATCAATGGATCTGATGAAGGAAGATTTTTGGACACTGTACGGAACCAAGCAAAGAACTTTGCTTCGACAGTCTCACTTCAAGCAACTGGTAAACACAAAGTCATCATCATTGATGAAGCAGATAACACAGGGAACGATGTTCAACTCCTATTAAGGGCTAATATTGAGACGTTCCATAAGAATTGCAGATTCATCTTTACCTGTAATTACAAAAACAAAATCATTGAACCACTCCATTCTAGATGTGCAGTGGTTGAGTTTGGAATCAAAGGAAAAGAAAAAGCACAGTTGGCAGGATCTTTCTTCAAGCGTATACAAGACATTTTGGATGCAGAAGGCATCAAATATGATCAGAAAGTCCTTGCAGAGTTAATCAACAAGCACTTCCCAGATTGGCGTAGAGTGCTCAATGAATGTCAAAGGTATTCAGTAGGTGGTGAGATAGATAGTGGAGTTCTTGCATCTTTTTCAGATATTTCTGTAAATGACCTTATCATTCATCTCAAAAGTAAAAACTTTCCTGAAGTCAGAAAGTGGGTGGTCGCCAACTTGGACAACGATCCTGCTGTCGTTCTTCGCAGGGTTTATGACTCCTGTTATAGTTATCTTTCACCCCAAACTATCCCTTCTGCCGTTCTTATTATTGCTAAGTACCAATACCAAATTGCGTTTGTTGCTGACCAGGAAATTAACCTTTTAGCAGCATTAACTGAGATTATGTGTGAATGTTCTTTTAAATGACTTACGAATTGAAGGATTGGTTGAACTCAATCAACCAATCTAAAAAAAATATTATGGATGAAGACCCTTCCTCTGTAAAAGATTATGCACCTTACATTATTAACAGATGTCTATCAGGACATATTGATTGTTTAATGTATTCTAATGAGATGAATAAGTATCCCTC